CATACAAAGAGTTATCAAGTTCCAAGGATTGTTGTTCTTTTTGTCATAGTCTATATGATGAACATCAGGAAGTCTTCCATTATTACTTCCATTTCCTCCACAGAGTTGACAAGTGTAAAAGTCTCTGGAATGGATCTTCATTTTCAGAACAGCATCGAACTCAATACCATATTCTTCAAAGGAAAGACCTCCTTTCCATGCTGGATTGAGTTCTCCAACAAACCGTCCTTTTAGAGTTTCAGATATTCGCTTTCGCCGTTCTATTGGACATGGAATACCTTTATTGGGAGACACCTGCCCTTTGTGACCTTCAGAGTTTTTCCTTCTATGCTCATCTGATTGCTTCTTGCCCACCAATCCTGCTGATATACGTTGGCAGGTTTCAGCTGATCTATGTCGGCCCTTTTGAAAAGCAGAAACAAGCATTTTGCCATGTTCGGAGAGATGTTTACCTATATGAGAATCAGACATCTGTTTCAGAGTCTCTTCAGAAAAACAACCATGTATCCCCTTATTCCAAGGCACATTACCCATCAGGCTAGTACTAATCTTAGTTCTGGTCTCAAGAGAACAATGTTGGCCTTTGTTCCAGGGAATCTTACCAAACATGGGATTGTTCTCCCCACTGACATCTGCATGGTTCTTAGACACCTTCCTCTTAGTCTCTTCTGAGAGATGTTTGCCTTTTGTAGGCATTTATTTCATTCCTTAATTATGGTCAATCCTTGGAGCCTGATCCCGTATTGAAACACCAACTACTCGTGTATCACTCACACCAATTTGTTCTATCCGACTTACTCCGATTATAGCAAGTTCATTTATCCCAATGGAAATGTCTTTATTCATCTTGATCTCTTCAGTCTTTGAGGCCATAACAATTTGTTGTATTCCTGGAAGAACCGTCAACTTTGGACCTGCACCTCCTGCAAGTACAACTTCTTTCACACTGCCCTCAATTGTTTGAAGCTTATCTCCTGCTACCTCAACGCTTAGGCTTCCTCCAACCTTTGTTGTCCGATTGCCATCAACCACAAGATTCATGTTGCCTTTTACATGGGTATCATGATCCCCTACAACAACAGTATAGAGGTTGCCCATGATTCTCATGGTAGTGTTGCCGTCCTTGTCTATTTCAATATATGTTCCTTTAGGATGATAAACATGGATACGTTCCTCGCCAGGTGTATCATCAAACTCAACTATCATACCTCGTGTGGTCTTCATAACCCTGTTGTTGGGATACTCTGCTTTATATGGAGAGGACGGCTCTTGGATAGTCAAAGCCGATGGAATAGGTGCTGTCTGGGCTGTGTCATCCCCTTTAGGAGACTTTGTTGATGCATCTTCTTTACCTGCATCCCCTCCTTGTGCAAGTTTAGGAACTTCATTTCCAATTACTTTTACATACTTTGATGTCTTTGTGGGTTTTGCCCAAACTGTCCCAACCCAAATGGGGAAATTGATATTTCCTTGCTCAAATTCTACCCAGACTTGAGAGCCAATATCTGGAACCCAAAAGGTTCCCAAGTCTGGATTTCCCCCTGCTGGTAAAGATGGCCATATCCAATCTGTTATGTTAGTTGGACAAAGTTCTTGATTTCCAAGGACTGCATTAACCTCAACCTTAATTCTGCCCAATTTAGCTGGATCAAGATTGTCAACCACGAGTCCCCTGTATTTTCCATAGTATTTATCCTCATAGCGATTCCTAAAATCTGGAGAGACAAGGTCTTCATATCCAACTACCATCTTATTATGGTCCTACTCCACTTCCTAACCATTCTGTATCCCGTGGTTTCAGAGGGTCAGTTGGTCCCTTCCCAGAGTCCTTTTCCCTACTCTGTCGAGGTTTTGTTTGGATCTCTTGTCCTGTTCCCTGCCTTATCAACCCTAGCTTACATAGATAGCCTCTTCCGTCTATCGTATGTGTGGCACTTCGAATATACCAATTTCCCCTAAACTTATCTCCAAGGGCATCTCCATCTATTGTGATCATCGCGTCTGAAATCAGATATGGAATACCAATACAATCTACATTAGCCCTAACATACTTTGATTCTGTCTCAGCCCGCTTGGCATCAGCTAGAAATTTGCTCTGATACTCATTGTCATCTGGAGAAGCATGGGCAGCTCCAGTTATCTCTCTAGGGTTTTTTGGATTTTTAACCCAGTCCTCAAAGGTGCCTTTCATATCTACATAGTGCGTTCCAATTGTATCAGTTGGAGATTCTCCATCTGATGCTTTCACATTGGTAGGATGCTTCTCCATCTTATTAAACCCAGGGGCCTCTGTCTCAACATCCTCTCTGTCTGCTGTTTCTGATATAGAGTGGAATCTCTTGAGTTCCCCTCGGAGATCAGTAAAATACCGAAGAGTCATAATTGGGTGCCGTGCAAGATTGGGCTTGTGGAGATGAAGCTCCTTGTCTCGTACAAAGAACAGACAACCATTTTGCTTGGCCAATTGAAGCAAATATCTTGCATCAGATATATTGCCTTGGTTCAATTGCTTGAAGATTTCAGGCAAAATCTCAACTTTGGCAACCAGATTATACTCATTTGCTATAAGCCCAGCTACAGTTGACACAGTTGCCTGTGGCCATGTCCTGCGTCTATGGTATACTAATAAAGCAGACAGGTCTTTGCAAGTAACTGTCATCTCTGGATCTTTTCCTGCAAAGTCATAATCTATACTGCCTATTATGAACCTTCGTTCAGGAGACACAATCTCTCCTACATACCCCCAGACAACTTTAATTATATTTCCTTCTTGGAACCAATCAATATCAGTAAATTCGCCGTTTTGGTTAGTGATTACAAGTTTTAGTTGAGATTGCTTAGATTCTCCAGATGAATCTTCATAACTGAAAGATTTTATCTTTTCTGTAATCTCCTGTGGAAGAGGATCTCCTTTGATTTTAAGTGGAAATGGGAGAGGTCCTTTGTGAATCACAATCTCATAAAAGGGAGTAAAAAGTTCATATTTTGTAGTCATTGGCTAAAAACTCTCTAGGATCAACAGAGAGATGTTCTCTCTATTATGAAGGGAAACTAAACAACTACCTACTAGAGGATTGAAACTTGTCCATAAGATATCAGGAGAAAAGGTCATTAGAGCATTAGGCTTAGCTATCATTTACTCCCCTCCTCCTAGAATGCGACTAAGCCGTCCAAAAGAAGGAATACGTAAAACTTTGAGAGCCTCCACAGGTTCTATCTGATTGATAGCATAAAGATTGTTCCATAGAGCTATTACCCACAAGAGCCGCACATCCCCATAGTACTTATAGGCTAATACATCTAACCGATCTCCCAATTCAGTAACAATAATCTGGTCATCACTCTTCTGACTTGTGTCTGGATAATTGATATTTTGGAAGACTATGATACCAGATTCATCCAAAGTAGTAGGAGTATCAAAAAATCTTGTCCTAGACACATCAGCCATATCTATGACCCTCTCACAGTCTTGTAATCCACTGACTCTGATCTATATTCTTCTAGTATGATTCTCACATCTGCTCTCAAGGGTTGCAAGGTTTTAGGGTCAAAGAGGTCTTTGGACAGAACCTCAACAGATTTGACCAAACATTCAACAGACAAATAGTCCCCGTATTGAAACCGGATCCTGTGGGGGGCATGCTTCCTGGTAGTCTCTGAGTGTTCTGGATAGAGCAAACTTTGGAACCACAGAATCTTTTCATGAACTTCCTCCCGTCTATCATATTCCCCATACCAGAGGTTGATCAGGAGGGAGATAGTCCGTTTGCCTCCTGATACATATTGATACCTAGGATGAGACATGCCTGGGATTGTAATCTCTGCATAGTTTGTGGATTTGGTATCTGAAATTTGCTCTGGGTTAATAGTAAATATGAGATTCTTGTTGTTAACTACATCAACAATCATCCCTCTGAGGGGAGCTGGAACTTCATTTGACAATCCAGCCATTATATTTTCCTACCAATTGTTATGAGATCTATCCCTATCTTTGACCAGCTCTTCCACAATTGTTGCTGCTATCTCCCTTCTATCAAGATATACCTTAATATTGTTAATTACTGGAGCAGACTCTTGAGGAGGAACATGAACATGAATCTCTGGAGCTGCTTGAACTGTTGGTCTCTCAAGTAGTCCTCTCCAATCAATCCCCATCTCCTTGCCTGGTCCTCCGGTAGGCATTTCTTCTAGGTAGTCTTGCTCCAGAGACTCTTCAATTCCTGGAGAGGTCTCCCATTCCGGAAGGCCCATCATCCCAAATAGCTCCTCATCCCAATCCAGAGGACTCTCTATTGTCCTCCCAGGTCTAGGAGGCTTGGGAGGACCAAGAAGATTCTGGAGTCTGAAAAGGAGTATTGCCTCTGGTTTGTTGAAAACTTCTGGTATGGGAACCACTTCTGGCTTAATCTCAGTAAGACGTATAAGTTCAGAGACTCCTTGGAGGATCCCCCCTATCAAAACCTGATACCCTGATGGAACAAGGACATTATAGACAGCTTTTGCCAAAGCCTCTCGTGCTTCTTCTGGTAGGAAAGGCTCTAGAGGTTTTAATGGTTTTACATCCTTCTCCCTACGTGTCCAAGATAAAATCAATTTAGGAGGAAATTGAGGGGCCATAGGTTTGTATAATTTATCTCCCAAAGTATCCAGATATGCTTGGAGATCCCCTATCACAGCACCAACCCATTCCTTTTTCTCAGGGTGAATAGTTTGATACTTGTCTAGAATATCCAGCATCTTCATATAAGCCTCTGCTGGAGTCTCTGGAGTTGGGATAATGCCTTCTGGAACTACTGTTTCCCCCTCATGTCCTACAAGCATTCCTGTCTTTACAATTTCGGCTCCCTTTTGAGCCCTTGGTATTATTGCTGCAGAGGGCAATGGGGCAATCTCGGCTGGGGAAACAACCCCAGTAAGTCCAACTGCTGTAGGAACAGGTGCCTTTCCTCCCCAGAGCCAAGAGATTTTATCCCATAACCAATAGAACTTATTAGCAACCCATTCAATAGGATCTTTTACAAGATTTTTCACTGTGCTCATTAGTTTTGTAAAGAGATTTGATATGTAGTCATAAGCATCTTTGAAGGGACTGGTCAACAAATCCCATATAGATGACACAGAGTCTGAAATCACAGTTGGGAACCAGTCCCAGAGCTTTTCTGCCCCAAACTTGATAAGTTCCCAAGCTTTGTTGGCAAAAATGGCTACAATCTCAAATGGTACCATAAGTATCTTCGCAAACTGTTCACTATTTGCATCCGACCCATTTACAAGCCAATCCCAACCTGCTTTGATCAGTTCCCATGTCCATTTAGCAACTGCATAAACTGCTCGGAAAGGTAGTGCAAGAGTGTTCCAAAGGAGATTACCAACAGGTTTCAAGGCATTCCAAAGCCAAATAGCCCCGGCTTTGATCTTGTCCCAAGCCCATGATGCAGCCTCTACAAGCCCTGTCCATACATCACCAAAGAAATGAAAAGAGAAAATAGCCTTCAGACCTCCCCACACATCTGATGCTCTGTCAGCAATCCAACCAAAGAAGGCTCCGAACCATTTCTTTGCAAACTCCCAGTGTCTGATGAGAAGCAGAGGTATTGCTAAAAATGGTAGAAACACAGATAGGAGAACCACTGACACAGTTGACAAACTCTTTACAAAATTAACTATCTTGTCCTTGATCCCCATAAGTCCATCAATCATCCAGTTCCATGCATCCTTGAAGGCCATTTTAACCATATCCCAGTGCTTGACCAGCATATAGATCTCCACCCCAAGACCAACAATTGCAAGAGCAACAAGACCAATCCACCCAAGAGTAGCAAGGGATACTCCTCCTACAACAGATGAAAGGGTTCCCATTGCACCAGATACCCCTCCTATGGCAAACTTGGTCAAGCCAATAGTAATTAGGACTGTTTTTACAAGTGCACTCACCATTAACATAGACCCGAATAATGCTACATAGACTCCTAAATACTTGCCTAATCGTCGAAACTTCTCTACATCGATTTCTTGAGTTTTTGCAGACACAAGACCAAGCTTAACTGCTAACCATTCAACTTTGTCAACAACCCACCCTACAGTTCTGTCCATCTGCCCAAAAACTTGGAAAACAAGCTCAAAGAAGCCTTTGAAACCTTCACCCACACCATATAAAAACATACCAACTCGGTAAAGTCCTCGTGCAATTCCCCTTGTAGTTTCATAGAGTCCCATACCTTTTAATGTCTTTTTCAGATTCTTAAATCTCAAAGCTGCCTCCCCCTCAAACTCAGCCAAAGAAGCCCTTACATGGGTAATAAGCATCAAGACCATCTCAATAACAGGAGATATCTTCTTTCCCCATTCATCTACAATTGTCCTGATTCCTCCAAAGTTCCTATCCCAAGCCAATTTGAGCAAATATATTGCCCCCACAAGTAAGAAAATTGGCCCCAAGAATTTTAGAAGAGTTCCTCCCACCAAGGCAGCTGCTCCATTTGCTGCAAATAGACTAACAACAAGTCCTTTGAGTTTCCAACTCCAGAGAGCTGTAACAGTTATGGCTAAACCAACAACTGTTATAAGGCTTAGAACTCCATAGACTGTATAGCCTAAGACCTTTTGGAGAACAGGAAATTTTGTTATAAGTATTACAAGTGCTTGACTAACAGCTTCGAGAGGTTTGAGAAATAATTCCAGTATAACAATACCTTCCTTACCAATCGCAACTCTAAATACCTGCAAAATTGCTTGAAGACGTTTCTTAAGATAAGCAAATGTGCCAGCCATTATCAAGAATGCCCGATTCATAGATCCAGCAGAATGCTTCATAACATACAGATCTTCACTAAGTTTCTTAAGCATACCTACCAGGATAAATCCACCAACACCAGCCCTGATATTTGGAACAATTGACCGCATTAAGGACATAGTTACCTCTTCACCTTGCTCTGATAGCAATTTGAAGCCTTTAACTAAATCCCCAACCTGAAAAGCGGCAAATACTGCCCCGCCACCAAGTTCTTTTAGTTTCTTAGCTGCTGCTCCAGTAGGAGCTGCTACAGATAACAACAACTGTCTCAAAGCTGTTGTTGCTTCCTCAGTACTTAGACCTCCCTTAGTCAAAGCAGTAAAAGTCGCACCAAGTTGTTCCATAGAGACATTGGCAGCACGTGCTGGGGCCATAACTCGGCCAAAACAATAGGCAAGTTCTGACATGGTAGTGATACCACGCTTGACAATTGCGAAGAGAATATCATAAATGTGCCCTAGATCCTGGACCTCCATCTTATATGCAAACATAGCATGCATACCAAGCCTTGCTGTATCAGCTACAGTAGTTACTCCTGCCACAGCAGCCTTTGAAGCCAATGCAAGAGCTCCTATGGCTTCTGTCTCCGGTACAGTAGCAGAAATAATATCATAGGCTGCCTTTGTTGCTACACCACTCAACATCCCATACTTGGCTGTCAGAGCAAGAATCTCATTACCCATAGGTTCCATCTGTTCCCTGGTCTTGCCTAATAATGTTCCTATCTCAGCCATTTGCCTCTCAAAGTCTTGAGCAGCCTTGCTGGTCTTGAACAAAATTATAGCCAACAGACTTGCTGCAACTCCAGCAGCTATCAGACCCACTTTCAATTGGAACATACTAGCAGCAGCAACATTGACAGCAGTTGCGGTAGCAGCAGCTTGTTCTCCTACAGCAGCTGTTGCACCTTGAACAGTAGCAGCTGCAACAGCAGTTGCTTCAGATTGCTCTTGGAGATGAACCATTGACCGAGTCACCCGGGTGGACATTTGAGAAAATTGATCTTTGAGTTGGAGTAGGATTCCAATTCCAAAAATGTTGCGAAACATTTTAGATTACTTCCTCTTCTTCGCGGAGGCATTCATTTTCTTCAAATGCTCAATGAGCCGTTCGACAAACCATTTCCGTTCTAAAACTGGCAAATCCATAACTTCAGAGAAACCCCATTTGATCTCTGAGACTGAAAGGGCAAATACATCTTCTCGTATACTATCTCTGTATCTTTGGAGATCTTCTACATTACCTCCCCGCCCATCTCCTTCACCAACTCCGGGAAGAAAAAACTTGGAAGTGCCTCTACTGGCAATCTACCTGAAGAGGATCCACAGTCCGGGCAAGCAACTGCTTCCATAGCATCATCAGTAAGGAACCGTCCGCCGGTAAGTTTGGAAACTTCTTGACGAATAGCTTGGGTATCCTTAGTAGGCCAATTCCCGACCTCTTGGATGCTAGGATGGTATTCAGGACCAAACTCTTCTTTCTCTGAATCCCACTTCCGGACAGATACAATCCATCTGAATAGAATCTTCAAAAGGTCTGGACGTTTGCGCCTAGGAAACAACATCCTTTCATCTTTGCCTGTCAAAAATTGAATTTTGACCTCGTGGCCTGACTCTGGAAGTGTCAAAGAGAATCCTGAAGGATCCTCATACTTGCGGGTCTCAAAATCTGTCTCCAAATCAAGGCACACTTGATAAGTCTCTCGGCAATTCCGATTGCTACAAATTACTCGAGTCTCAAAATCTTTGCCCAAAGATAGCACTCTGATAGCATGCATCAAGGCAATCCTGTCCCCACCCAAAAGTCCTTCCACATCCTTCTCCGTAGGCTTCTCTCCATCTAGTTCCTTAAGACAGGACAGTAGGAACTTAGATTGAAAAGTTCCATCTCGGATAAGGGATTCGCTGGTCAATATGGACTCTGAACGTCCAGTCATACCAACTATGGCTGCTGTCTTTCCACTCGGCAATTCTACTGTTTTCTCTTGCATTTCTCTTGTCTCCTTTTCCATCTTCATGTTCAAAAAGAATGGGGAGGGAGGGCAATCCTCCCTCCTCAATACACCAGACTACTTAACTCTTAGAAGCTTACACCACCACTAATACCACCACTAATACCACCACTAATACCACCTCCGATGTTGAAGCTGAACCCAGATCCACCCATTGTGAAGTACTGATAGGCCAAAGTCATCTTGTGAATGATATTGGCACCTCCTTCACCACTAAGGTCGCCAAGAGCAGCACTCCGGATGAAACAACCGCACAAAGTGTACACCCTAACTGGATTCATATGGTTACCCAGAACCATAATGTCAACATCTCGGAGGACAAAAGGAACTCTTCCTTGATAACCCCCTCCACCACCACCACCAAGCCCTGCTCCTGCACTGAAACCTGCTCCAGCACTGAAGCTTGCTCCTGCACTAAATCCTCCTGCACTGAAGCTTGCTCCTGCACTAAAGCCTGCTCCAGCACTAAAGCCTGCTCCAGCACTAAACCCAGACCCAGACCCAATTTGGTGTATCTCGCTCAGCCACTGTTCAACTGGCTGCTCTGATCCATCTCCTAAGACTCCCTTCTCCAACTCAACATCTCTGAATCTGATTCGGCCAGGAGCCTTTTGTGGACACAATGACCCAGCTGGGTTGAAAGTAACAACTTGGACCTCAAATTCAGGCAACGTGGCCTTTTGAAAGAGGGCTGCCTCAAATCCTTGAATTCTGACCAAGAATCTGTGAGTCTGCGCCAAATACTCCGGCTCAGTTCGCACAAGAGCCAAATCTATCTCCTTCTGTTACTCTACCGAAAAGTACTGGTAAGCCAGTGTTACGCTGTTGATGATGTTCTCTCCTCCCTCACCACTCAATGCCCCAAGGGTCGCACTCTTCACAAAGCACCCATGCAGAGTGTAAGTCTTGACAACACCCATCAAATTGTTCAAGACCATGACATTGATGTCTTTCAAAACATCAGGTACTTTCCCTTGTGTCCCATTTGCTGCCTGAATGATCTTCTCCAGCCAATCCTCAACTGGCTGCTCTGATCCATCACCCATAATGCCCTTCTCCAGCACAACATCACTATATGTGATTCGGCCAGGAGCCTTCTGAGCAAAGACCGATCCTCCTGGATTGAAGTTGACCTCTTGGACCTCAAATTCAGGCAAATTAGCTGTCTGGAAGAGAGCGGCCTCGAATCCATCAACCTCTACACGAAATCGATGAGTCTGTGCCAAATACTCAGGCTCTGTTCGTGTATACGCCATTGTTTTCTCCTCCAGTTTTAGCTTGTTCTGAGAATCTCACTAAATGAGACTCCCGTCTGAGTGATAACAATCTGCACGTAGATAAACTCCGCAGCCTTCGTAGGCTGAAGAATTATCCGCACGTGTAGCTCGTTCCTGTCAATTGTATCAGATGTGTTAACTTCCTTGTCGCACTTGACTTCAAATGCAACCAAACCTCTCTCATTCTGGATAATCCGCATGACTGGTGAAATCATACGTACCACAGAACGCCACAGAATCTCATCATTGAGCTCAAACAACACCTGGTACATGGTTCGGCGAATGCCTCTCTCCACATATATGAGAAGCCGCCTGACATTCAAACGATCCAATGCACTCGGAGTCGTTTTGAGTGTCTTTTGTCCCCAAATCGCTGAGCCCAAAGACCCTAGTGAAACCAATGGGTTGATTGAAGAGTTGTAGAGCAGATCTCTGCCTCCAGTCTCTTGACCCAATGGATACTCGAAGTTGTGAATGCCTGTGATGTTACCTCTCTGCAAACCAGCAGGAGCAAACCAGGATTTTGAATGAGTATCAGTATAAGCATACGATGCAAATACATCACCCATTGGAGGTATAACTTTGTAACCTCCATTGATACTATCCCGGATTTCAAGCCAAGGATAATACAAGACTGCATAGGAACTGTTCCACGCTGCATGCGTGTAGTCCCCAGTCTCTCCCTTCCTATAGGCTACTGCCTGCAAAGGAGTCAAACCACTTGGAGTTTCACATACAAAGAAGCAATCTTGCCTGCTTTCTGCATATGCTATTCCTCCTGCCACAACATCCACAGATGTTACTCCTGGACAGCCTAAGAAATTGACTTCAGGAATTGGGTCTAAAGCGTTAAAGCCCGTCTTGGACGAGCTTGACCCAATGTAATCAGTGTCTGCGATGGTGGTACCATCAGAACCTCCTGACAAACTAGACAGAGATATCACAGCAGGTCTGTTGTCTGGAGCTGCGTTTGTACTATCAAGATCAGTTAAGATCACATACATTGAATTGTTGTTGACCTTCTTGACTGCGTAGTCCTCGTTAGTTGAACGCATAGACATACCCTGATAACACTCAACCAGAGTACCTGCCAAATAAATCTTCATGTCAAATTGGTTCGTACTGTCCAGACCACTATTCTCTATTGTAACCTGGAGACCATCTGTAGCTCCATTTGCCCATGCTCCTTCAGAGGATGCCTCAACCGTAAGAGTATCCTCTGCCAAGCGATCCACAAGGGTCGCAGAAGCTTTTGTGGCTGTAAGAGTTGTCTTGTCATCTATATCTGTATAGTGAGCAACTCTCACAACAAAGAGTGGACATCCTCCGTCCAAAGCTCTCCTAGCAGCATCAGGCATGTAGCTAGAACTGATTACCCCTCCAAAAGTCCTGTAAAACTGTTCCCAGGAAGTCAGCAACGTTGGGGAATTGATGGGGCCTTTCTCTGTAACTCCAATCATAGCCCCAAATGTTGTTGGAACTGCACCGACATAGTAGCTTAGATCAAGCGTCTGAATCTCGACGCCTGGACTTAATAGCATCCTATACCACCTCCTCTGTTATTCGTATCTTGTTTTGTTTTGACAACCTAGTCATCTCTTGAGAGAGCTGGCTAGGTGGTATTCTTACTGAGTCCCTTCCATATAGATGGAGAGTCCCACCACCATTTTTGTGCAAAACCCAAGGTTGATTACACAAATTTCGGATAACTATGACCTTCTTAACCAATTTGGCTGCAGGGAGCCGAGTGGGTTTTGATGGAATAATTACCGCTTTTGGCGGAAGGGGTTTTACCACTTCTTTCTTTGGTGGAATAATCACCACTTCCTTTGGAGATAGTTTTTCCTCATCCTTCTTTATCAGTGGAATCTCCATCTTCTTTGGAGAGAATACTTCCACATTCTTTGAGGAAGTGTCCTTGAGCTCTGGGGACTTAGGCAGAGGCTCCAACTGTTTCTTCCGCCTTACTACCAATGTTTCTTCCTCCCATACCATAAGACTTAACCTCTTTGAACCAATGTTCTTTTACATCGTCAGAAGACGCATCTATACCCAACATTGCAACTGCATGAGCAAACACTGCTGCCGGTTTGATCTCTGACAAGCAGGGAGTAGCTCTTAGAGGCAACTGATTCTTGATGGCAAGTTCTTTGGCTTTCCGACAAGGATCATGTCCATGTTGGAAACAAGGCATATAAGGACAAAAATCCCTATTTGGCTCCATAGCCATACATTTGGGATACGACCTTACTCTGGCCATTGCAGGGAATGGACCATAGAATGCCAACGATGGAATACCTAATGCAGCCGCAAAGTGAACAAATGCTGAATCTGGACAGATCAACAAATCACTACGTTGGATCAATGCTATTGTAGTCTTTATATCAATTAACCCACAGAGATTGTGGATTTTCCTAAAATGTTTCATATCAATGGAACAATCTCCCTGTTTACCCACCAACAAGACCCTAACATTTGGGAAAGCAGAGAGGCTGACAGCCACATTCAAAGTGTAATCCAGAGGATATGTTCTCACAAGACTAGATGCTCTAACCTGAATTACTATTGTCTGGACTCCATTTATCTCCATCCGATCTTTCCTGGCCAAGTGCTGGATAACCCGGCAAGCCTTCTTGTTATTGTCTTCAGATACCTTGTACATAGGAATCATTTCGGATTCTTCCAGAGGCACTCCAGACAGTTCCGCAAATACCTCTATACCAGTCTTCTCTGGGTCTTGAGACCTCTCGATTGTTCCCTCAAAATGGAGATGAAAATCATGTTCATCTAACTCATCCTCAGACAATGGAACATGATATATCTTGTCTATGTATCCTTGTTGCTTAAATGCTAGACCAAAAAATGGGGAACAAGCCAAGTCTATTTTAGCAGTTGGATATATCCTCTTGATTTTATCCATGATAGGAGACAACATCAAGATGTCCCCAAACCCCCCAGTTCGCATAAACAAAAGGCTCTTATCAGAGAGGTCTGTTCCAATTCCAGGGTATTGCCGGTAGGAATCCCATTTTTTCACCTCAAATTGGAACCCTGGATTCCTTGCCTTTGCCCGCATGCAATCTATGTCTATAGAGTCACTAAAGAGGTAGAAAATGTCCGGTCTAAGCTTGCTACCCTTGCGGGGATCACTGTCTGGGAACCGTGCTAATTTCATGTTATGTCTCCATCTCTACTCAGATACAATCTCATATTGCTCTACCATGTCTCCAGTCTCTATGTCTGTTCCAAGCCACAATTCCACAAATATGGATGAAAGTATTTTCTTGGTTACATCAGTTCCAAAAACTGGTATCTGGAAAACACTGACTGTTCCTTTCACACAATGTAAATCGGTCAAGCCTACTGAACTTATATCTGTAAAATCTCGGGCTTTCCATTCATAGGTATGGCCGGCTGGAGATTCAAAGGTACATCCGTCTAATTCAGCAGCATATATTGATTCTAATGTTTGGAACAATTCAGAATGTTGTCCAAAAACAAGAACAAGGGAAGTCTCTATGGAAAAAAACCGGGGCCAAGTGCCCAACAGAGCTGTGGTACTGTCAGTACTGCGGATGAAAAAGTGTCCCGGTTTTACAGTTTTTGGGTCTTCCTTGAAGAACACATCTGATATAATTCCGGCTGGAGGTGTAGATATTTCTGCTATCTTATTCGATCTCGTGAACTGTGTATTAAGACCTAGGATAGTGTCCAAATTTCTCTTGTGCCCTCGAAGAGCATCTTCAAGCCGGTATGTCATACTACCCACTCGCTCCCAATTCTTTAGAGAGACCAGACATAAATACTACAGGAGCTCGATCCTTCCATTGATCAAACACCGGCTTAATGAAAGGCCTCGGAGGCACTACCAACTCTGTAGTCTCTTTCCTCAAGAATAATCCATGAGCTGCCAGGTACTTTCTCATCTTGTCAGTCACTTTAATAGTAAAACCATTCTCCTGTAGGGTCGCGATGTTAACCAAATCTATTTGATCCCCTCCAGCTTTCCCCTTGTAAGTTCCCCTGAGGATCCCAATAAAAGTTGCAAAACCCATTGGCCGAATGGTAACATTTCCTACTAGATCTCCCTGATCAATCAAGGGTCTAGAGCTACCCTTCATAGCAATTGTGAAAGGGTGATTGGGAGCAAATGCTTTACCCCCGGGAGCAGAATCTCTGATACCTGTAACAATATCTGAACGGATCTGCTGGGCTACTACCAGGCTCGATACTTGGATATTATGGCTAACAGTTTTGTTGAAATTTCTGAAAAAATTAGCAACTCCTGGCCAATTTCCAAGAAGTTGAGACCCTTTGGCAATTCCTCCCCTAACAGCCTTTGAAGGTCTCCTAACAAATCTCCTCTGTCCGGCTTTTCCTACCGCCATAACTATTGCTTTCTCTCTTTTTCTATGAAGCAGAAGACCAAATGATTACTACCCGAATACGTACCTCTGTGGGCAACTTCAATCACAGTGTAGGCATCCTCTCTGCCCGTGATCGATACTATCTGATCACCCTTACTCAACTCTATCTCAGCTGTCTCTAAATCTACTGCCCGAAAGACAATGTGTCCTTCTCCTACTGGATTATCTCCCCCAGGAGAAGGTTGGAACTTATCTTCTGAGGCCATACGCACTTGACCTTGGACTTCAATTGTTTCTCCATATACAGGCTCTGCATCTCCAAAGTCATCATCAGAGACAGATTCCTCTCTATCTAAGATTTGGATACCTATTGTAACAGGATGTATCAATCTAGGTCTCACGCTGGAATCTCTTCATATTCAGCTTCTTGCCAAGTTTCTCTGTATCGGGGACGGAACTCCATACTCCACCAATCCGTTCCAATTCTCTTGTCAACAACGCTCATTGAGATTGGACGGTATTGGAACATGTTGATTATTTTGTCTATATCATAATCCCCAGTAAACTGCTCATCTCCTCCTTGTAAGGGACTCAGACGATAGGAATGCCCATCTGTCGTCTCACTAAGAATCCGCCATCTCTTTTTATCTTCTTGAGCATCCTGGTCAGAGAGCATAGCCAAATCGCGGATAACAATCCGCTTGCAAACCTCTTGGATTAAAAGAGGAGTTGCATAAGTTGTACTATCAGCCATTTCGATGAAACCAAAAAATCCCGTGAGAGTAACATTTCGGTCCCCATCCCCAAATCGTCCCTCTTTGTAACGAATATAGGGATTGAACCGACAATCACAGGGCCAAGTTTCAGAGGGAATATCAAAATCAGATACTGTCTTGGAGACTTCATCAATCGTAACAGCATCCAAAGATAGAATTGGAACAGAAAGATAGAGTTCAGACTGTCCTGTCCCATCGATAGTGATGGTACCTTCTCTAGCATCAAAAAATCTTCCTGTCCATTGCTCTATTTTAGCTTGGGCCAGTAGTATTCTTGAAGCTATCCGGGAGTTGGAGGCTGTTTCAACCGTTACTCCTTCTGCCCTGATATCATCGACAGTTATGTATGTCATACTTGTCTATTCCCATTCATCTAAAACAAAAAGAGGGAGGAAGGTACTCCACAACCTCCTCCCTCCCACGTCATTCTTACTAGCTCTCCCTTACTGACTTAGGCGTTGTCCTGATTGTACCAAATCACAAGAAGTACACCATTTGCAGTACCAACAGATACTTGGATACCCTCTCTAGCCGCTGCTCCTGTATAGGTAGCTGCCGTAAGGCCTAATGTTGCACAAGCATCATGAGTTCCTGCAGCAAGGGTCAAAGATGAGGCTGCCCCCTCTGTGGCAGAGGAAATCTTCAGATAATGATCATCAGTTTCCTCACACTCCACACTATCTCCAGACATCCCATCCTCAATGTCATCACAGACCTGTAGAACTGTTCTTGCTGTCCCAGCTGTCAACGTGATTGAAGTCACAGTCTCTTCATCTGTTGTCACATTAATCTGATCGTTGGCCCCCGCAGTAATCGCGAAAGGTCCAGCCACATTTCCTGTGTGAGTGGCTTTGGTCTTTGCCGCCGTGATAATCGTTGTGTTGGCAGTCACATCTGAGTAGCTTGCTGTCGTATCTTGCATATACATAACAAACTTGATTGTATCCTCAGTCGCGATGTCAGCCAACGCTATATCAGTATCAGCAGCTGCTCCTGATACAAGGTTTATAGACCAACCTTGAATCTCATCCAGGAATTTGATCAGACCCCCAGCTCCAGGTATGTAACCTGCCAGACTGGTTTCTAAAAGGGTCATATGTCATTCCTCCTATTTACTGTGCCTATTTACTGTAGTAACCTTTTCTGTCGTTGGGGCTTCAACCTCTTCATCTTCAGAAACCTCTTCTACAATCAGCTTGAATGCTGACTGTCTTTGCATATAAGCAATGTCCCTGGCAGAGTGAACCCTCACAATAGATCCCTTAGTCATAGTCTTCTCAGAACCACTCTTGTCCTTAAGAGATAACGGAGCCTTAGGATCCATGCTTGTGAAGCTTGCAGCCACCAACTCAAATGCTACTACCATTAGCTCTTCTTTACCCACAATGTCTCCTCTCTATCCATTACCACGCGAACGTGGGAAGTCCTAGATTATACGCATAGACACACGCGTCTGTTTCCTGGATTACAAAGTCCAGCTTCCAGAACACAGTAATCAAAAACGTATCATCCTCTTGGCGGTATTTCCTGGCAGCTCTCATCCCATACTCAGTACAAACTGTCAAGTTCTTGGGATTTGTCAAGAATACCGACGTTTTGTTTGATCCTTCCCCAATATCTGTGGGGATACCTGGGCAAATGATCTGAGGCACACCAAATGGAGGAACAGATCCTCTAGATGTCGCTGCTCTGTCACCCAGAGCAGTTGCAGGAACACCAGAATAGACATTACTCAATTGTGCCATCCAACTGATGTCAAGTATATCTGGCATCAGCCAGTTCAAAAGGGGATCAGAAGCCCACTTCCAGGGCATCAATGACCGTAGCTTCGGGAACATCCCCGCAGCAAATGTCTTACCTGCACAATCCAGAGAATGTGCTGAGGCTTTGGCTTGCTTCATAAAGCCATCTCGGCCTCTAATCAGCTCAGCAGTGATTGTCCCATCATCAGTATACGTGGTATCTCCCTGCATTGCTGCCTGGGCAATATCATTCCCAATCTGGGTTGAGAATGCATCAAAGATGACCTTCTCAAAATTGGGTACCCCAGAGGCCTTGGCAGCTTGAATGTCCTCATACGTGATAATCCAATCTGACCTAGCCTTTCTGCACGTGATTGGCACATGTGTCGTTGTAGGGACCACTGGCCTCAGTGTATTATCCCCTTCATCTACAAAGCGTGTTACAGGTGTCCCAAGACTAATCTTGGGAATCTGTGTTTGACCAACAGCTACTGCCCGCATCCTAATCTTGGTAAGCCACTGGTTCTGCGCTTTAACATTGTTAATCAAGGCATCCACCTGGACTGGAGACATAAAACCTCCTGCCCCTCCTGTTGCCAGGTCAGTAGTGGACATTACCCCTTCAGCTTTGGTAATGCCTACCTTGTCAAATGCTCTTTCAAGAGCATTCAAAACACTCTGATCTATCATCTTGTTTTCCCCTCCTTACATCTTGGTAGAGAAATCAAAGGCTGTGCCAGCCATGACTCTATCGTCAGTCTTGACTACCTTGTCCTTCTCTTCCACGATAGTTTGAGAGTCTAGAGACTTCTTGACTCCCTTTAGGGCTTCGAGCCGATCCAGCCGTTTCTCTGACTGGTCTCGGTAATCGATAAACGCCTTGGCAGTCTTTGTCACTGCATCCTCGATGCCCGCAAGGGTATTAATGGCCGTATCTAACTTATCATCAGATTTGGCCTCATCTTCTGGAGCACCTTTCTCCTTTGAAGCATCTTTGGTCTCAGACCCCTCCAACACCTTCATCAGGGCATCCAGCTTCTCCTGGAGAGGAGATACCTTGTCCGCAATGAGCTTGCTCACCACGTCCATGGTTAGCGGAGTAGCTACCTGATCCTCTGCTTTCGCCTCGTCTGTTTTTGTTTCAACCATACTTTCCTTTTCCTCCTTTTTAGCTGTTGCGCTATCAAGGACTGATGTGAGTCTCGCCACAACATCTTGTAGTTTGGTCAGATTTATAGCTGACAGAACCTTGCCTGCCTTCTGAACCTGATCTAACCCTGACAGCATGTCGAGATCCAAAATCGTCATACAATGGGTCTTAAACTCATCAATGATATCTCCAATGCGCTTCTTAGCAGGAGCCAATGGTTTCTCAGGCTCTCCTCCCGGCTCAGCTGCCATTCTCTCTTTAGCAAGGGTATCCCGAATGGAATACACAAGTGTGCTGGATAGAACAGACAGAATGTCTGAAGCAATCCATGGGGCATCCATGCCTACCGCATCAGCGAATTCACCTTTCTCCTTCCGGAACCGAGACATCATCTTGCTAATCCAACTCCCTGCTGATGGACTATTAGTATCAGACTCGGTCCTTGGGATTCCAGACATTTTGGCCATTCCTGTCAAAATATCAGTTATCCCCTCTGTATTGTCTGTATCAAATACCTCATCTGGGAGATCAATCCCCAGAATCTTAGATGCCTTCTCAATGCCTGCCATCTCCTCTCTAAGGTGGAGATACGTAGATTCACTCTTGAACTCTGGAACAGGCTTGTCAAACTTTTTGTAATAACGGGCAAGATGGTCATGAGCTCCTTTACGATCCTCAGCTTTCCAACCTGTCAAACCACCCCGGCCTCCATTGACAATAGCCATTGCTGCGCTAACAGCATGCCAGAAGACTTTCAGAGATCCATCCACCAACTTGGCTATTGGCAAACTGTATCCAGCCTTGACTTCAGCATTGTCTGGATTCCAAAGGATATGAACCTTCTTGTATCTAGCCCAATCCGGAGGGTCTCCTAGAATTTCATTTCCATCTGCCGCTGAGAATGACCAAGAAGCTGCCTCATTGTCATTGAGAGGTAGGTTCTGGAATGGAACAACTGACTTCTCAATGGGTTCAGGAGCTTTCTCTACAGACTCAGAACTTTCCTTAAGAACCATATCATCCTCTCCACTTTTGTGTGTAGCCCATCCTCCCACAGAATACCCCAGTACTTCTCCATCAAGGATAGCTTTCCAAATTTTTTCATTGGTAACCTTTGTAACCAGCCACCAACCTCCTACTATCCCAAATACCCCATCTGCATCTATGAAGGATTCGACCGGATAACCAACTCCATCAAATACCTCATGCTCACTACCTGTTCCTGTCCCTTTTTGTGAACGAAAAGCCAAGCGATTGAGAAAGGAATGGGCAGCCTTTTCCACTTCCAGAACACTTATTATATCCCCTTGCTTGTCAGTTTCATCTGGAACTAGACAATAACCATAGACAATCTTGTGGACATCATCTACCTTCTGGACTTTACCAAAGCAGGTAAAACCATGCTGGTCAGGTCCATCCAGGCTCTTTCTGACTCTTAAGAATTTGGCCTTCGGGACAGCCGGATTGGCACAGAGTGTGACTTCCTCAACATCTAAGTCTGTAAGTATGGCCATTTTACCTACGTTTCTCCATTAGTTCAGAGGCTACTATTGCATCATACACTAATAGATACTCAGAATGGTAGAACTCTTGAAGGAAAATTGTATGGGTAGGATTAGAAGAGGACTAAAAGACTCTTGGGGTATGGCCTTTATGCTTGTAAATGTTGTCTTGGGAGACAAGCATCTTCTCTTGTGGAAACGCCTTGGAAAATTTACTGGCTACCAAGACACACCTACAGTTTCCATGTATGGGGGGACAATTAACACCAATATCAGACAGAGAAGTAGATTCCAATTCTACTACCTCCATATTGGCCTTCTGTATTTTTTCAGTTGATTTCTTGTAAATTAGTCCTTTTCCTGTGAACTCATTATTCTTCATCTCTGGGTACACCCAAGGACTAGAGTATTTGAGATCCTCTGGATCTTTCAGAGACATTTCCTTTTCTACATGCTTGAGAGCAGTTGATACACTCCACTCCTGTCCGTCCAAACTTCCACATATAGGACACGTTCTCTCATCTCCCATGGCAATCCATCTGTATGTTGTACAACCTGCTTCTGAAAATGACCTAAGAGTGGAAACAGTCCTGGCTCTAACCAACATAGAGGAGGCTTGCACATTCCAGTATGGATAATCAGGGTTAAAATAATGTCCAAGTTTGTCCTCTATATTCTGGGCCAGTTCCTTCCTGCCTAAACCAGATGCCTTGGCATCTTCTCCAATAGCTCTCATCTTCTCAACAACGAGAGCCTGCTTATCCTTGGAAAGAAATGTGTTCTTAAACCAAAACTGGCTATTTTCATGTAAATACTCAATAGCTCCTTCATCTTGGAGTGTAAAGCTTGACACTATCTTAAGCTTTTCTGACCACAATTGTTTGGTTCTGATGTAAACATTCTTTAAGTCCTTCTGAACCTTCTTCCAGTCTTTGGAGGACATAGACAAAGCTATTGTGCCAAATGCTTTTTCCACAACTTTAGTAATCTTAGGATTGGCTAGTAGATCTTCAGGAGACTTGGACTCCATAACCATTGAAATAAATGCAGCCAGTTCTTCATCCCCAACTTTAGAGGCAGCTCCATGTAAAATAGTAGCCACTTTGATTTCAATACTCTGTAAATCTTCATTAGACAAAGGGTTTATGGCCTTGGACAATAACCATTCTCCCCCTATGGAGAAAAGGAGGCCATCAATGTCTTTGAGGAGTTTTTGGCTCATTCTACTCCCTCAACCTATCTTCTAAAACTCTCTAGGATCAACGGAGAGGAGTTTTCTCTATTATGGAGGGAAACTAAACAACTACCAAATAGAGAATTGAAACTCCTCCATAAGATATCAGGAGAAAAGGTCATTCTACCTCCTATTCTCCTCCATCTCGTCAAAGATCACCCGATCTCTCAATACTACAACACCTTGGAGCAAGGCGTCCATTATGCTTTCTCTCGATTTTCCCACATTGAAAACTTTTGGAAAGCTTTCAATAGTCTCCTCAGTAGAAATTCCATAGTAGTATTTTCTGGCCTCTTCGACAGACATAATCCCGGAAGCAACAACTACAGACGCGGCCTGACTTTTGAGTTGTTCTATCTGAGCTAGGGTCTTTTCGTCTTCATGGCTGCCAGGTATGAGTTCAAGATAATAAGTTGTAAAGCCCATTGCCTCAAAAAGTGGTTCCAAGGCTGTTATAAACATGCGTTGAAGGGGCCTTATTGTCTTCAAATTGAAATTAAGGCTCTGCTGTTGACTATTGGCCTTGATCGCCTGCTCCCATATTCCTGCCTCAGAAGGGGGAACTCTCATAACAGCACAAGTCTCTTCTCGTGTCTGCTTGCGATAGAGAATAAATGACCCTTCTTTCATCTCTACAGCAACTGGCTCAAAATGAGCCTCCATATCCCCTGGCAAAGGAAGGATCAGTGTCCTGTGAGCCTGTCCTTGAAGTTTCTCTTCAAAGAACTTACGTATAATCTTCTTAACTTCCTCTGTAACCTTACCACCAGATATTGTCACAATATACTGAGGAACAGCATTGTTCTCAAAGAATTGAAGGTTGAACTTGGCTGCTGCAAAGTCTCCCATCATCGAATACCAAGCAGAAAGGATTGGAGGTATACCATAGAAATCATCAAGAGGTGAATAAGCCTTGAAATGAATCAAAGAACTCACAAAGTCATCCCCAGGTTCAGGAGGCTTATTGTAAACAGTTTCCCCTCCAGCATTCACATAGTTTATTGGATAAGGAAATGCCCGAAAATACCTCCTTTTGTTAGAATCCGCAGAGGATCTCTGAACATACTTCTCTCTCTTCTTCCCTACCCGTATTCTTGGAGAAGGAACATGATATACACCATCATAGCCCTTAGGTGACTCTGTAATCTCAAGAAAGGCATTCCCTGTCGTCTCAAAGTCCATAAGGGCTTGTTTGAGCTCCGGGATCAGAGGGGTGTTTCCTACCCCTCTGCCAGAGATAAAGTCATCAAAACGTTTCTTTTCTTTTGGATTTTCAGACATCCCCTCTCGTTTCTTGAGAAGATAGCCCAAATCAAAGGTGTTTGTGACTTTAGCATCTATACAACTTCTCACCCATGGATTTCTCAGAATAGAAAGAGCTAAGTCTTCCATTGGAAACGGGGGAGTTACAAACTCAGAATAGTCCATAGATGTGAATCCATCTGGCAAAAGAGCTTTACTCTTGCTCTTCTGCATTTTTGCCCTCTTTTCAAGATCTACTGGGAATGGTCCCGCTCGATCTGGATTATCTTGAACTTCTAAGTCACCAGACTTCTTAAGATCATCTAAACTCCTCAATCTCCCTGTTTCTGTAAGGAGAAAAGCCTCACTTAGAACAGGAGTATCTTCATTATTTGCCATCATCTTTGTCCTCTATTGCTATTTCTGACTGCTCGTCTGTTGTATCTGTATGTTCCTCGTCCTGCTCTACATCATCAAACATCTCTTCTTGGATTTCTCTTTGTAACATTTCCATATCTGGGGCACAAGCTCCTACCTTACTTACAACTTGAGATGCTGCCAAATTTGCTATCTTTGCCATCTTCTGGTCAGAATACCCCAAAGCTTCAGTAATACTTGCTGCTACTATCACAGCATCTCCAGCACCAGTGACATCCCAAACTGGATACCTTGCTTCCACAGGTTCCCAGTAAGATTTGCCTTCTCCTATAACATAGATACCCTTTTTACCACAAGTAACCAGGATAGTTCCGATCCCCAAATCCTTCCTATATTGGGACAAATGATCAAAGAGGACATTGTCTGAAGACTCAATGGGATCTATTCCCATCCCCATACAAGCCTCGTAATGATTTGGGGTTAGAAGGTCAACTCCTTGATAGTGTTCATACCACTTGTGCTTAGGATCCACGGAGACAATTGTGTCTTGTTCTTTATCCTGAGAAAGAATGCCTTTGATAAGGTCTGGAGAAACCACTCCTTTCCCATAATCTTCAATTATCACAATGTCTGGAGACATCTTCATCATAGAAGAGACATAAGCTACCAACCTAGAGGAGAGGTCGGCTCCTATCCAATCGGTTTGTTCCTCATCGATCCGGAGGAGCTGTCCTCGTTCCACCATAATCCGTGTTTTGACTGTGGTCCACCGTCCTGGAACAAAGAACAAGCCCTGAGTATGAATACCTTGAGCAGACAAGAGATTTTGGAGTATCCAACCTGCCTTGTCAACTCCTACTATACCAGCAACATGAACATCTGCACCAAAGGCTCTAGCAACAACAGCAACATTAGCTGCTCCTCCTGGTCTGTAACGAATGCTTTTGGCCTTAAATATGGGGACAGGTGCCTCCTGTGAGAGCCTTGTTGAAATCCCGTCCGAATATCTATCTAACATCACATCTCCAACGACCAAGATTTTCAGATTCTTAGCTCTCTCTAAGAAATTCAGCATGTCTTGTCTCCTCAATCCTCTTCCACTTTCATGTATATGCCTCTTCCATCACATTTGACCTGTACCTATCAAAAACGTAGCATGCAAGGGCGGCACCAAAAACTCTGTCATCAAATCCTCCCACACTCGCCATAGGAGTTCCTTGATCATTATACTGAAATATGGTCATCTCGTTTACAAGAGGCCGAGATCGAATAGTAATTGCTTGTTCATCCTCCACAAGTCTCTTTAGAGCAGCTAGGATCAGAGGCCGCGTCTCTACATTCGTAGGAAGTCCGGGCCGCCTCGTCTTCCTCTTAGTTCTTCGTTCTCTGCTCACATGGAAATAGACATTGGGGTATAAAAGATGATGAAGCAGATTGTCAATAACCACGTGTCCATGATTGTTACGCTCAGGAACTATTAAGGCATCATTATAGTATTCAGCCGCTATCTTGAGAATCTTGGCATATATGTGTGGAGCCAAAAAGCAATGAATCTCCCCAGCCTGAATCCCGGTCGTAGCATCCAGAATAAAAGCTGCTGATGGATGTCCCTCAGACAAACCCTCTGCAACATCACTCCCAATGATATAATCATGGCCAGGTATGGGCTCCCCATAGATGAGGATCACATTTTCCATACGTCGAATAGGATCACGAGTCTTGGGCAGAACCTTGAACTGAACATGACTCAAATCAAAGTATGGCCTACTTGTGGTCAAGAAGCAATCTTTAGGATCTTCTGGATATTCTTGGCAAAAAGCCTCCTCTGCTGTTGATGCTCTAGCCCCAGACACAACTTCTGAGGATTTCATTGAGGCAATCTTCCATCTCCGCCATGCTATCTGGTCCAAAGACAATTTGTGAACATCTACAAGAGTCTTCTCATGGGTTGAAAGATTATTCCAAGTAGGGATCATAGAATCTCTCATCCTGATTGTCCCAAGACCAAGATGTCCCCGAGCTTGGGCTATATCTATCTTGTAATTGGGATCCATCCACCAAGGATAAAATTGGAGAGAGTAAACTCCTCTGTCCCCTAGACAATCCATACAAAAGTCGTAGAACCAACCTGATGCGCCATTAGGTGTTGACTCAATCATGACCCACCCATTCTGGGGAACAGCTTCAATCAGAGCCTTGAACAAATCAGCCTGGTGGGGAATGAATGCTGCTTCTGTAATGTGAAGATTGTTGATCGTGTAGGATCGGCCCAAAGAACTTGAACCATATCTCTGAGTCCCTATTGCTCTTTGACCTTTTTGACCAGAAAACACAACATATTTAGAACCAGTATGGGCAAAACGTATCTCATGCCTGTTAGCTATTTCCAGTGGAAGCTTTACCTCTGTGCGTAGATTGTCATAGTATCTGGATATAATCTCAAAAAAGTTTACAACTGTCCCATCGTCTTGAGCAACAGAAACAGTCGTTACCTCTGAGGCACAATAGGTTCTCAAGAAAGTAGCTGCCGTAATGATTGTAGAAAAGCCTCCCTGACGATACTTAAGCAGACCGTCCCGACCAGCAAGACTCCTCAGCAATTCCTTCTGGACTTCATAGAGAGTAAGAGGAACAATCTTAGGGCGTTTATCCCGGATAATCAGATTACTCTCAATAGCCTGAATCAGAAGGTTTGCTCGCTCGGTAGGATTACTTGTCTCAGGATAGACAGAGTTGACAAGTTTCTCATACTCATCAACTTTGAATGTTGATTTTACTTTCTTGACTCTGTTCATCATGTCATAGAATAGATACCTTTGGGGTCAATGCACCAATTCTGGAAGAAGGACATCTTCTTCAGACAACATCTTTTCTATATCTTCTGTTCTAACTGCCATACAACCCCCACTAGTGACTATTGCTGCTCCTGGTCCTGCCGTCAAAAGGTATTGCCACAGATGCCTTCGTCGATCCTCTGTCCAACTTGCTAGCTGTACAGGAACGAGACCAAAATCCTCCCACATACTTGCCAGATTACAACCTCCCTGGTTTATAACAGCATTCATCATGTCAGTATACCTTTCTTGGGCTGTAGAATTGATAGTCTTCATCTATTCTAGTCCTATCTTAAGAATGTCCCAACTCTGAAACCTGTTCCTCCAACTTTGAGATTATATCATCTCTGGTTGCCACTTGTGCCTCAAGCTCAGCTATCTGATCTTGAAGAGTCTCTTCACAAGCTCCACAACAGATCTTCTCTCCGTCTCCTATTGGGTTATGGCAACTATCACATACAATCTTGATCATCTTTCATTCTCCTTTTCTTGTTGCATTTTTATCAAAACACTCTGCTGATAATGTTCTTTGGAAATAACTCCTGCAAGGAACAGCCTACCATCTTGAACCAATGGATCTAAGAGCTTAGAAACCCAATCCACAGGGTCAAGGCCCATCGGAACAGATGAATCTACTAAAAGAAGGGAATTTGGAACCTTCCTCAGCAGTCGGCTCATAAATCTCTCCCAAGAAATACTACTTGAGAAAACAGTCTGAACATTAATCTTAGCCAATTCATCTTCATACAATTTAAGCCGTTGTGGAGCATCTATAAGACGTTCTTTCAAGAAGCCCATATTGGGAACTGTACGTAGAGGATTCTGAGACCCATCATAGATGTCATCTATCAGAGATTGGAGCATTGCTTTTCTCTCATTGGCTTCCAACCAAGATTTTTCATATTTCATCCCGGCTGAAATACTCCGTCCCATTGCTATCTTCACCATCAATTTCCACTTCCAATCCTTCTTCTGATTTCCCTCCTTCTCAGACCGGACACTAATACCCACACTGAGTTGGTCAGTATAAGAAGGCACCTGATCAATGAACACACAGGCAAAGGGTCGATGTCCTCCACCCTTGATCCCAGTAAGAATATCATGAACCTTAGGATATGAATTAGTTGGCATATACCTGTCCTCCTCTTAAATCATGTGTTCCAAACTGGCCCTCGAACCAGTCTGCTACATCTTCCACACTCAAACGAGTAGTGTCCAATTCCAGCACTCTAATTCCTCTCTTCACAGATTTGTGGGCATTCACTTCAGCTGCATGCCTCTTGTTCTCCATGTTTCCTACAACAATTGGGGTAGTTGGCCTACCTGTTCTATTATGAATACGCTCCAAACAGACCTTTGGGCTAGCATAGAGATGAACTACAGTAACTTCCCTCTCAAGGCCTGAAAACACCTTAGACCTAACATCAATCCAATCCAAATGCCCCAGTAAACACCCTCCCATTAGAGCACCTTCCACAATCAAAGGTAATGGAAATGGCCATAATATGTGAAGAACATATCTCACATCTTCCGTTGTAGCTAAAGTGTCTGCTCCTCCACAAACTCTGACATACTTTCCTACAATTGTAAATCTGTCTGGAACTACCAAGCCTAAAAGCCTTCTATGATCTCTCACATAGCAGATTGGCAAAGAGGTTTTGGCCTGTTCTGCTCTGTGTATCAATTCATACATTGCTGCTGTTTTACCTGATCCACTGGTTCCAATAACTATGATCAGAGGCAAAGGTTCTAAAGGGGGAGGAGTCTGCCTTTTGACAAATGCCAAAATCTTCTCCACATACCCCAAAGGTCTATCTATGTCCTTCAATCCCTTGATTGTGTTAGCCATTGTTTATGCTTTCCTACTCCTTTGAAAACTCACTCATGGTTAAGACCTCTGGACGAATAGGTATCAATTTCAGTGCCCCTGGCTTGTCCTTTACCCTCTTCAGATAGGCTACCAGAACTAAGTCCCTTACCTCTTGAGGCAACACCTCGAGGACCTCGGCTGCCTCTTTGGGCCTATTGGTTCTCAAAAACCAATTCAATAAGAACCCTGCTGCTTGAGGCTGAAAGTATCCCACAATATCTCTCAGGGCCTTCAAATGAGGCTCAGATTTTTTACCCAGGTAGGCTCTAGATGTTTTTAGATTGGGATTGGAATACTCCTTTTCAGACTCCAGAATCTTCTCTGCATAGCACAACTCTGCAATCTTCATCACATTCACCCAATCAGCAAAATACTGGGTTTGAAGTTGACCTATCTTCTCATCTGCTTCTTCAAAAGCAGCCAAACGGAGGTCTTGCTCAATACGTTCCTTGAGATCCCACTCTTCTCTAAAATCAAACAATTTCAAGGTCTTGGTATCTGGCTTCACAGAAGGGTATAGATCAGTTATGGGAGAATGTTCCTTCCAAAATTTGTAACGTGCCTCCCATTGAGCACGATCATGCCTGTAGAATATCTGGCGCAAAATGATAAAATAATACTCAGCCTTGCCTACCTGCTTCTTGAGATGGCCACCTAGCCAAGAACCCAACTCACAAGGCCGAAACATGTCTGTAATCCAATGTTGGTAGAACACATTGTGCCGCCAAAATGTCCGCACCTTGCCCAAACGACTTCCAAAGTTGTAATTCCAAACAAGGCCACAGGTAACTCTCTGGTGCTCTCTGTCAGAATAGGTTCCCATGTGCCAACGCCGCTTAGTATACTCCACCAAATCCTTCTTCCAGCGAAAGAGCATAATGCTAGCTTTGTCGGAACCAGGATCATGCTGAAGAAGATTGAGGACATGGTGAAGTTGGCCCTCAGCATCTACTGCCCCAGTAATCTGAGGTTCTACAATTCCACTATCAAATACTTCCATTGGGTGGGGCTTGCCTGTGCAATCTTTGAATGCCCAGTCAATTACTCCACTTGCCTTGAAGTATCTAGCCCGTCTACTGTCATACCTCAAGTGTAGGCCACCAGGAGCAAGAGAACCTTCAACCAAATCACTTGTCTCTCTTAATATCCAAGCAAGATCATCAGATAAGTGTGGAAGGGGAACAACATAATTCTGGTGAGCATCTTTGATTGTTACAGCCACATCTTCTCTGGAGCCATTTTCTAACAGTAGTCCCAAGAGTTGGACATAGGCGTCAAAGCCATTATCTGCTTCTAGGTGGATCATTTGGTTTCTACTCTCCTCCTACATTCAAATGCAATTTCCTAATGTCTGGATACCTTAGTGCCTTGGCCTCCAACAGAGTATCATTGTGACAAGCTTGGGTGCCTTTTTCTTTACAATACAAACAAGCTCCATAGCAACCTGGGAAAGGTTTGAAAGTATCCTCCAAATTCTCCCTGTAAAATACTGGGATAGCTCTTCCGTGGCACTGGTCTGCTGTAGTGTACTCAGGAAGCATACTATTTCCAGCTTTGCAAGGACCCTGAGTTGTATATTCATAGCATAGAGACATTGTGATCCCAAGATCTTTGGTTAGCCCCATCATTCTATCAAAGAATTTCCTCCTAATTGCCTCTGATACAGTAAGAACCCCTCCAATTCTCTGAGTATACACCCTCTTGAACAGATCCACTCTTTCTTTTGGAAATCTCTTCCCCAATTTCTCTATAAACCATTTAGCATTGTCAGCAGTCAAACTCTCACAGAACTTGAAGATGATGTGCTGTAAACCTCTCTTAGAAGCATCTATAGCTACCTGAGCTACTTCATCCCAATTACTTATTCCAGGTATAATGGGATTACACTGGATAGATGTGTATACTCCCATCTTGCTAAGTGTGTGTATCTCCCTCATTAGGTCTTTATAGGAAGCCCCTCTGGGACACATAATTCTTATATCCTTTGGATCAGAGGTATTGATGGAAAATTGGGCATAACTGTACTTATTGTGAGTCAATATAGACTTTGCCCAATCTGGCATTATCTGCCTTGTACAAAAGAGAATGGGCAACTCCACCTTGTCAAATACTTTTGCCAATCTCTCTGTTACATGGTATGTGGGTTCAAGTGCATGAAATGGTTCTGTGAAGGAAGAGATATATGCTGGAAAGGCCACATGCAATTTAGACAGCATTTTTTCAACCTTCTCAGGGTAGGCTGGGTCAACAGTTGGAAGCCCTGTCCTCCTGTAACCTCTTGTTCCCCACTGAACATAACAAAATACACAATTGCCAGGACAAAATCCTCCGTAAGGCTTAGTCAGCAAATGCTCTGTGTAACACGGTCTTGGTCTTTTGTTGGGAGAACTCTCATGTTTGCTTTTATACCATCCTTGAAGCACTGCTCCTTGATCTAACACTAAGTGAGGGAAAGGATCAAGAGTTACTGTGAATGCTTTGTCTTTGCCTCCTCTCAACATAGACAAGTTCCTAATCTCTGTTCTAGCCTGTGGGACACCTATTTTTGGCATTGTCTCTTTCATACTGTTGTCTGCCTCCTGTCTAATACTATATAGGATCAACGAGGTCATGTTTTCTCTATCTCTTTGGGAAACTAAACAACTACCTACTAGAGGATTGAAATCTAACAGGCCGTATTCCCAGAAAATCATCTACTCGTTTATCATCCATACGCTGAAGAATCTGAGGTGTAAGACGAGCATCCATTTCTCGCATAACCCTACGAATAAGTGTATCTCCCTTCTTGGTTGACTTACTATGATCGACTAAATCCAAATGCTGACCACACAACGTTCGAATTTCCTCGTCTGATAATCGTCCCATTGTTCCTACTGCCATTCCCAATTCCTCCTATTTACAAAACCCAATCAAGAATAATAATAACTATAACACCTACAATAAGAATTACAAAATCTAATACTAAAATACCGCCATCGCAGACATCTCTTTCCTCCTATTTACAAAACCAAATTGCATAAATAATACAAGCCCAAAACACTGCCGAACATAACCCAATCAACAAAATTGAACGATTTGTCATAATATCCGCCTCTCCTTTGCCCTTTTTAGCTCTTCTTCAACCCTTTCCTTTTGAGCCAAGAAGTCTTTGCGCATCTCTCGAAAGGCGACATCTCTTTCCTCCAATGATTTTTTGACTGCCCGGAGAGTAGCAAGAGCCATGACACAAACCACAAACAATAACACTAAAGTAGCAACATCCAACAACTTTCATTCCTCCAGTCTTTTCTTGCCAATCTCACAACAGGATATAGAATTGTCTGTTCCAAGCCACTTCTTGTCTAATTCCTTTGCAGCTACTGCTGTAGTCCAACTCCCCATAAATGGATCAAGAATCATATTAGCTTTTGGAAAGAACTTCAAGAGTTCTACATACAATTTTACTGGATTCTCATTGATATGTTGCTTATTCCTCACTGGAACACATCCAATACAATTCCTGTAAATACGTCCTGGTCCCCAAATCTTTTCTTTTGGGTCTCTGATAAATAAGAATATTGGTTCATACCTAAAGGCTGTCATTCCACACTTCTTGTCCCAAATCAATACAGTCCTTGGATTAAAACGTTGGCAAATCTCAACAAGCCTCTGGGAGGAATTGAACATCAACATCCTGGGAGATACATTCATGGATGCACTTATGAAATCTTCCAACCATTCGTAGTAAGGCCACGGAACTTCTTTGTCTTGATAAGGAGGAGAAGTTAGTATCAGGTCAACAACTCCTCAGGAATCTCTGCCATGAAATCTATTGCATCTCCATGAACCACTTGGCAGGTTGCATCAAGATAGGAATTCAAGTCCTGCAGTTCAATTATTTTACTGGTCATGGTTGCCTTCCACCTTCTGAATTATCCTAACGTTTCTATTTTATGGTTAGAGATTCCCCCATATTGACATATCAGCAAATAACAGTTGGCACACAATACCCCACCTGATGTAGTGCGGCCACGTAGTTTATTCATCTGGAGCCATACATCATCAGGCACGTGGAAATCACATTGCAATCTGCCACATAGGCCACAACGTGCCCCGTTTATGAACCAAGCATGTCGCCACGGAGTATAAAATGCTAAGGTTCTAAGAATCGAGTGAACAACTTTTCGTATTTGCCATAACCTTGCAAAGTAAGAACGTTGGCATATCCACACGATTATCTTCTTGTCTTCTGGTGAACGTTTTAGCCAAGTTATATCATACTCAATCCGTTCCCAGAAGTTATCATACAAATCAAAATCCCTCAAATTGCACAGAGGAGTTTTCAATCTTTTCATATAATTCATATTGGAAATACCACATATACTGTCATCGTCTGTATCATTCAAAGTAGTCTTGAAGGTCATCAGGCAATACGATTACAGGAGCTTTCTTTAGGTTCATAGCCACGAGATAAACCTTGTGAACCTTTTCAATTTTCAAATGCCCAGACTCATCCCCATAACCAGGAATATATTGCCCTGTCTGGCGAGTTGTTTTCTGAACTATAAATCCTCGTTTCCGAGCATCAAGTTCGAATCTTTCCATAATTCGATATTGAACAGTTTGCGAGTGATATTCCACCCCAAATGTAACTACCGCCTTGACCCAAACACGCTGTCCTAACTGAAAGTCTGTCATAATTCTCCCCAAACTCTACCTTTTTAGCACATCGATTACAAGTATCTTGTGCATTATGATCGTCCATATCGTCTGGCCTGAACCAGTTGCCACATAAACAGCATTTGCGCCATCCATAGCCTCCTTCGGTTATCTCTACGGGGACGACACGGAAGCCACTATCTCTCCAATATCGCCACGAATGCTTTGTGCCAGATATAACATCTTTGATTGCTTCTGAACGCGTACGGCTAATAGCGCTTAAGAATAAACAACCGCTGGCACTCTTGATTGCCCAGCCTTGCTGCGTAGTCATTTTTTATTCTTCAGTCTTAAAATCTTGGATCAAAATACCCTGCTATCACTACCGCATTTACAAAAGAGATTGACGCAACCAGTATATTCAATAATCCCAATAGGCTGTCCCTCGCAGTGGCATTAGTAAACATCTCAAGACGAAGACATGTCCACATACAAACACCTAACCCAACAATTGCTATGGCATAAACTACATTCAATACATGTATAGGGTCCATCTTTGTTCCTCCATTTTACGTTGTTGTATATAACTCTTTCACACTGCTTTGAAACCTTGTAACCAACTAATGGCATTATCCTGACCAGTGCATTCTGCAACGATAATCTTTTCTCCACCACCCTTTGGATAACGAAAAATAGTGTATTGAGCATACCACTTATCCACAAACAGATTGCACTCTTTTGTCAGATCAAATAATTCTAGTGTTGACGTGAGCATAGCCAATACTTGTTGCTCATTCATATCTGTCCTTTGATAGTTAAGCCTACTCCCCGATACAGTCAATTTTCACTTCCCATTTCGGTCTCTATTGTAACTAACGTTTCTCATGTTTCATTTCGGCGGGGGAAGTGCATCCTCCACATTGTCAATTTCCTCCATGTTCTTCTAATACATACAATGTTGGTTATCCTACATTCTCTAATTTGCTCTTTTAGATGCTTATTGAACCCAAGACCATTTGGTGGAGAATTATGATACATTATGAGTGTGGTGTCGGTGATAGTGTACAGGTTGTTTTTGCGTGTCCTTTATGAGTGCGTGTCCTTTATGAGTGCGTGTCCTTTATGAGTGCGTGTCCTTTATGAGTGCGTGTCCTTTATGAGTGCGTGTCCTTTATGAGTGCGTGTCCTTTATGAGTGCG